ACTGGACGAATAGTGTCATCCCCTTGATGTGCTAGACTTCATTAAATACAAATTTGCTCTTACTCAACCTTTCGGCGTGTCTGACGAAGAATAGGTATATGTCAGTAAGCGTATAGAGTATTTTATTAGCGACGGTCGCAAGGAGTTAGAAGAAGCTAGCGCAAACTTAGTTATCCGCAAAGACGCGTATAAGGAGTTTATCAAGCTTACTGATAACGAAGACCGAATGAATATGGTTCTTCACGTGTACTCTTACAACCCTGGTAAAATGACCAAGGATGAGAAAGAATTGCAATTAGAAGAACTTCAAGAAGATAATCCTCTTTATTTTCTCGATATTTGCAAAGACAAGAATTTGGCACTTACAGCTCTCATCAATGAGGCGCTTAGTGCAGAGGCCCTTCGCAAAGTAGGCAACAGTATTCTAGACGGTGATATCACCTTAGGAGATTCTATGGAAGCTGCTGTTATCTTCCTGAAGGATAAGAAAAATTCAAACGTTTTGACGGCAATTAAAGCCAAGCTAAAGGCTTTCGCATGACATGACTGTTCAAGAGATGCACTATGCTGTGGACCAGGGGTTACAAAAAGTAGCCTCATCGGTCTATGATTACTTCTTGCCTGAAGAGGTTGACTTCTGGTTGAACCGGGCGCAGGAAAGGTATATTAAGCAGCGTCTCTACAAACAGACTGATCCGAAGAAAGTAGGCTTTGAAGGCAACGTAAAGCGTATGGACGACTTACGTATGCTTATTACAGTAGACTATGAAGACGGGGTAGTTGCTTCTTCTAACGTAGACTTTGTAAACTTTGATTTACCAATCGACTATATGTTCCTCGTCAATGCTCGCGTGCAATTTTACGTGAACCATTGCGGGGAACAAGTCGATTCTACAGATCCTTTGGTTGTCAGAGACTTACGTATCGTAGAGCAAGATAAAGTTTACCAGCAGCTTCAAAACCCTTTTGGTAAAACCAGAGCAGAAGCACCTGTAGCAGTTGTCTTCGATGACAACGTTAGGGTCTTCCAAGAGAGAGAAAAGTTTATATTAAAAACACTGCGGCTAGATTACTTGAGGGTACCTGTTGACATTACCCTCTCAACTAGCGTAGATTGCGAGCTAGCAGAGCACACGCACCACGAGATTGTAGATCTTACGGTGAAAAGCATCATCGAGGCCATAGAGTCGCCACGATACCAGACTACTTCTATCGAACAACAACAATCCGAGTAATGAATAATCTTATCTCTACGCTTGTAGTAGAAGCCCTCGATGGGGCTACGGCTCAAGGCGCTATCCATGCTACTTCAGTAGCAAACTCCGCTTCAACAGGGAAGCTCGCTATTCAAGTTGATGGCGCTTTTGCAGCTGGCGATGCAAGTGCAGCCGGTGCAGACGCTTTAATCAAGCTTAGTGCCGCGACTGTAATGTCTAATGGTACTACTTCAGTAGTTTCTACTTCTGAGTTTAAGAAAGGAGACATTCTTTCTTCTAATTACACTGCTGCTGTATCTCCAGCTGATGCTACTTCTAGCATTGATTTTTCTGCGGTATCTGCTGCAAATAAGTTGGGAGGACAGTTTTTCGTACGCTTTGAGCGTAAGGATGGCAAAGGAATTAACGACTCTGAAACCTTTTCTGGTGAAACTGTAGCTCAGGTAGTTGCAGCTTTTGTCGCTCGCAAGGGTAACCGAACTACAGAATTCGACAACCTGACTCTTTCCGATGCAGGATCAGACGTCTTAAACATTGTTATTGACGCACGAGATGCAGAAAGCGCTTTGTACATCAGTGCTAATGATGGTGCTTCAGTTACTCGTGCTTTCCCAGCAAACGACCAAGGTTCTTTGACTATTGCTAAAGGCTTAGAGAAGTCTGGGTTCATTTCTATGGGGGCATACAATCAGTATGGCTTTCCTATCGTAGTACCAGAAAACTCTACTGTAGCTGGGCAGGACTACGGAATTTATTCTATCGAGCTTCGCAAGAAAGTAGGAGGACGTTTTGTGTTTGAAACAATTAAAGTCTTGATTCAAGACGACGAAGCCAGTGCACAAAAGACTGTTACGTTTATTGAAAACGTTCTCGGCTTGTCTGCTGCTGACTTGACTGCACCTTCGGCATTGACTAGCATTACATTTGTTACGTCGCTTGAAGATTCTACACCAGTTACTACAGCAGATGAAAGTGACGAGGCTCCATTCTTCGTTAAGATTGTCGGTGCAGAACTAGGAACAACACTTATTGCCTTACTGACTTCAGATGGAGCTGAAGCAACCGTTGAACAAGAATTTGCTGTAGAAGCAGATCCGCACATATTTGCTATTACGGCTGTTAACGCCGGCGATTATGCTGTAGGCGTTGAGCTTAGTCTTCAAGGCAAGTTGAGAGACTCTAATAATAATCTAAGCGCAGTTGCTACTACTGGTGACACGCTTGATATCGTTGAATAATACCCTTAATTTTTTATCATGTCTCATACTAAGACCGTTCTCGTCTCTAATGACGCCGCCGCCACTGCTACAACTGTAGCTAGCGGTAAACTTGTTGCTTTTGTCGATGGTACTGCTACTGCTAGTAGCGAACCATGGGCAGCTATTAATGCTTCTGCTTCTGCAGCTAAAACTTTCCAGTTTCAAACTGGTGAAGGAAGCTCTTTGCTTTTTAAAGGAGCAGATGTAAAATCATCTACAATTCAAGATCACGTGGCTGGCACTCAGCAAATCCTGGAGGTTACTCCTGTGATTGAATCTGATGGTTCTGCATACATTAAGCTGATTAATGTTACTGAAGGCCGTGAGAAGTTTACCATTGCGACTTTTGAAGCAGTAGGAGCAGCTAATGACGCTGCTGCTGTTGATCAGTTGGTTCTTGCCATCAATGCTTCTAAGCGTGATATCTTCAAAGATGTTGTAGCTGCTGAGAAGAGTGGTGCTACTACTGTGATTCAAATCACAATGCCTTTAAATGTAAGCATGCGAGGTGCAGCTAATGATGCATCTAGTGCTGTTGCTAACGCTACTCCAGCTGTCTTTACTATTGGTACTGCAGCTGATGTAAATGCGGAAGTTCAAGCCGCTCTTCCTATTCAAGGTGTGACTAACATTGCTGGACCTAACGTAGTAAAGCCTGCAGTTGTTACTGGAGCTAATACATACGATCGATCTTGCGTGTTTGTAGAGCAGACGCATGGGGACCGTACAGACATTCACGAGATTGTTTTGTATACCCTTGCTTCTAATACTACTTTGAACGGCACGTTGGATACCTTCTTGGCATAACTCTTAAACTATGGCTGCTAAAACTGGATACTGGCGGATTACTACAAAGGCTATTGCAGGCGCAGTAAACTTTGTATTGTATGACCACTTACCTAATGGGGCTGCACGGACAAGCTTAGATGTCAAAGTGCAAATTCCTGGTAAGACGGTTTACCTAAATTTGACAGAAGCCGATCTTGGCAGTTATGATGCGGCTAACCCGCATTCCTTTACTTTAGATATCGCACCGGGGGATGTTGCAGATGAAACTGCAGCATCCTTCCGGGACGGTATTTACAAATTTAAAATCGTGTATGTAATCGGATCTGATACTTACACGTTCGAGGAATACTTCCTACACATTCCTGTGATTGATAAATGCATTAGCGACAAGCTTGATACGTATCTTAAGAGTATGTGTAACTTGTGCAAAGAGCAAAAGCAATTACAGACCCTTCAAGAGCTTGTAACCATCCGGCAAGGGGTTCTGCTTGACATTGGCCTTGCGACTCCACCAGATGCTAGGGTTACAAGCGCTAACGAAAAGATTACCTTGCTAGACAATATCTGCAAGGGCAATGGCTGCACTTGCGTATGCGGCTGTTAAAATGAAAATCAATCCAAAAGACTATCTCAGCAATTTTGCTCGAAAAACTGCTCTCAATGAAATATGGGAGTTTGGACGAGAGTTAAAGGTTTATCTCAAAAGAGTTCTTTTTGCGTTAGATCGCGATTGCGCTCGGCGGGATTATTTTATTGGAACGCAAATCTACCAGGCGGAGGATCTTGCCATTGTCCAAGAAGATGGCTATTCAGGCTTTGAAAACTATGACGATGATATGCCGGGGGCTACGTATTCTATTGCAGGATTGCGTCAGATTGCAGGCATTAAACTTTCAGGAACTGCTGGTATGCAGTATCAAGTTGGGGGTAACTGGTCACAACCGTTTGCAGTAATAGACGAAACTACTAATGGGCACCAAGATGCTGTATATGCAGATGGTACAGCGCTTACTGCAACGTATTATGGAACATCGGACTTTACTGGGAATTTTGTTATAGGCACTAATCCTATGACCTTGACAAGTAATGCGGCTAGCGCAACTACTCTTGTTGCGCCAGAGGGGATGACTTTTAATCCGGCGTATGTGGATATGACACCGATTGTACGGGCAAGAAACGGTGTTTTGTTTCGGACTCCTGCTACATCAGACGCGACACTCTTTTCTACCATTTTTGACCCTGCGCCGTTGACCCCAGTCATTAAGCCCTTTTTTACGTATTACGATGACGGCGCGGCACAGGATGCAAACATTACAATCACGTTTGCTTTTAATTCTGGCATTACAGCTTCAGATTACACAGCAAAGATTCTAGTGACACAGGCAATAAACACTAGTATTCCTTTAAGCCCAAACGAGTCTTCTACATATATCGTTCAGGCATCTGGCACTGAGCTGCCTACAAGCATTACGTTTACTAAAGATGACGTAAATGCAAATGTGCAGTATCCTCTATTTATTGAGATTTCTAATATAGTTCTAGTATAATATGGACATTCTTGCATTAGTTAAACAGTATTGCAAGAATCACCGAAATGAGACACATGCGCGTATCGCTTCGTTGATTCTTGAAGAGAATCCGAAAGTCGAATACAGCCATAGGCACATTCGCCGTTTGGTTTCAGAGGAACGAAAGCCAAAAGCTTCGGTATCCCAAGACATTACTCCAGAACAAGCCTGTTACACTTATAAGGGGGAGGAGCCTATCCATTCCTTAGAAGAGGCCTTGAAGTACTTTCAAGTAGATCTTTCTATATGGGAGGTTTCTCGCTATACCTGCAACAGCTGGGAAGCTCAGACCAAGCAAGGCCCAGTTACTATGCATCAGGTAAAGATGCATTTAGACAGGAAGAAAGAAGAGATTGATTTAACTGGAGTTATTGATGACTTAAGAGAGACTCTTGATGGGTTTCAAGTTAAGCGAGCGCCAGGAAGTGACACTGCTGTTTTAGCCCTTTCAGACTTCCATATAGGGGCTAAAGTGGAAGCTATGGGCAATACTCCTGTATTTGATGTAAAGACGGTTATAAGCCGCTTACAAGAAGTCGCTACCCAAGTAAACGAGAAACAGTACGAAGATGTCTATGTCTGCTTGCTTGGAGACTTCATTGAATCATTTACTGGGTTGAATCACCAATCGACCTGGCACGAGTTAGAGGAGAAAGGGCACGGGACTAACGTAATCATTCTTGCTTATAACATTATTCGCAGATTCCTCACTAGCCTTGATAATGTAGCAGGAGTCTATATTGTTAGTGGTAATCATGACAGGGTTACAATGAAGATGGAAGGAGACCCCTATGGTTCAGTAGCAGGGCTGCTTGCTTTTATGCTACAGGAAAATACACCGTTGGATATAAGACACAATGCCGTACTTTTGGGAGTAGAGATAGATAGGATCTATTACATCCTTACACACAACCATTTGGGGGTTTCTAAGGGTGATTTAGGAAAGGCTTTCTGGGAGCATGGGCAGCAGGGCGTATACAATGTTATGCTTGGCGGTCACTGGCACTCACGGAAAGGAAAGCGGGTCTATACCACTATAGACGAGAAACAAGTTGATCAAGCAAATTACCGGCAGCTAGCAGTTGCTCCTTTGTTTACGGGTAATTTTTACTCAGAAAGCAACGGGTGGAATAGCTCTGCGGGTTACACTGTAATTGTAAATAACGGACAGGGGAAACCCAATGTCTTTGAATATGTACTATCGTAATGGCTGCAGGCAGATACAACTTTATCGTGGAGCAAGGCACTCAGCATGAGGTGACCTTTCGTTACAAAAACACTGCTGGAGCAGGGATTGCTCTTACTGGGTATAGGGCACGTATGTCTGTTAAAGATCACATTACAGATACCGACTTTGTCTACCGCGCTACTAGCAACACAACTGCGGATGATGAAACTGGGTTTGTACAACACTTTGCTATAGGCGCGTCTCAAGGAACTCCAACCCAGGCAGGGTTTTTTACTCTAACTATTCCTACTGGGACTACTACTGCTTTTTCATTCGGGCAAGGAGTATACGATTTAGAGCTTGTAGATACTAATGGAGTTGTTACTCGGCTTTTAGAAGGCAAGTTTAAGGTTAAGCCTCAAGTTTCTACCTGATGCCTAATACTGTTGAAATATATACTCAAGGCACAACTACTGTTGAAGTAACGTCCTCGCCATTAGCAGTAAACATTACTGAGACAACTCACACTGTAGAGGTAGCAGCCTTATCACGAGCTGTAGGTAACGCTACTCTTACAGGAGCAATTGATGTAACGAATACTATCGGCGATGCTTTAGCTGGAGGTACCTATGCAGCTGGTACGACTCTAGAAGCGGTAGTAAGAGATCTCATTTCACCTTTCTTGGAACCGGCTTTTGCAAGCTTTAGTTGGGCAGCTACAGGAACGCATCAGGCAAATGGAGAGCAGCTTTTAGTTGAGTGCGGATTAGCAGCTTCGGTGAGTGCGGTAACTCTTACATTGAGTAATCCAGAAAACCTTAAAACTGGTTCTACTCTAAGTGTAAATAATACTAGTGCATTCCCAATTCAAACGGTCGCTTCAAGTACGGGTATAGATCCTGCGACTCTTTCTAATCCTGTTACAATTTCTTCTTCTTACGTAGTGCCAATTCATGCTAGTCCTTTTGCAAGTACGGTTACTGCTTCAGGGCAGTATCTTGGAGAGAACGGCTTTGGCTCAAATGTGTCTATTACACGAAGCACAACTATTGCAGCCCGTCATAGATTGTATGTTATTACTTCTACAGCTACTAATGTGTCGAGCATCTCTTCTCTTTTATCTGGCGCACAGGCTACAGTTCTTTCTACTTTAATTGTAGACCCGTCAAGTGCAAAACAAAATTTATCAGTAGATTGCACTGCATCTACGGCAAATTCTAGTAACTTTACCTACATTATTATTGCTGGCACCGGAACTATTGGCGAGGTAGCGGCAGAAGTAAATGGAAGGGGTGTAGCAGATTACACCGATAGCTGGGTAGCAGACAATAACAGCGGTAGTGGTTTTACCCACACCGTTGGTACAGCAAGTCCCTCATACAAAGTTTATAGAAGCATTCAACCCGGGGCATTCGACTCGGACATTACTTTGAACATCGAAATCTTACATTGATATGGCAATCAAATTTGGTGATATCCTTCAAAATCAGAACTCTGCATATCCAATTGTAGACGGTTCTAATAATGACATTAAAGGTGTCATTTTTTCTTCAGGTCTGCCTGCAAACGGGGACTTTCCCAACAAGCGAGCCTTGGGTACTATTCTGGTCGATACTAGTAACGATAAGATGTATTTCTACACAGGTAACGACCTTGAGAATGCTACTTGGGGTAATACGAATAATTGGTCAGAGATGGCGCAAGGATCTGGTGAAACAATCCAGACAGAAGATATTCCAATCTCAATTCCAACCGGAACGAGTTTTGGACGCTTTACTTCGGATGATGGTAGTATCGATGTAGGTGACGGTAGTACGGCAATGCAAATTATTATTAAGGCATTGACGGCATTCCAAGCTCCAGAAGCTGCATTTACAGGCAGTGATTTGAATGTAGGCTATGATACTACTACACAAACTGTTTCTAAGACAGTAACATTTACGGTCAAGAATAATAACCAGTCGGTTGTTGCAGATAATACTACTAGTTCTGCTTTTGCTATTAGAGAAGTAAAACTATTTAGGAAGCTTGGTAATGGCGCTTATTCTGAAGTAGCAAATGCCACTCCTTCTGTGAATGACTTTTCTACGAATAATTTCGCCGCTTTAAATACTGCGGGCACTCCTACAAATCAAAGCTTTTCATTTACAGAGAGCGTATCGGTACTAAGTGGTAGCGCTGACTTTACATATAAAGTAGTGGTTACTCCAAATGATTCTGCGGGTAGTGCAACAACAGTTTTTGAGATCGCAGGGGCCAACAACAATAGCGGACGCATCGATTGTGCATCGTATTCTGCCCCAGGTATTAGTGGCGCTAGTACTACACGAGCGAATACTAGCAGCCATTTTGTAGGCACTTCGGAAAGTAATAACACACGTGAAAAAGGCAATATTGGAACAAAGCTTTCTTTTACTATAACTCAGAATACTTCTTTAGTACCTATTACTCAGTTTGTTCTAAAACGTTCGATTAATGGCGGTGCAGCTACGACTATTCTTACTGTAAGTGGTTTGAACTTAACATCGAATTCGAATAGACTTGTTTTTGACTCAGTAGAAACGAGTGCTAATAACGTAACAGGCACAGACACTGGAGCAGCAGGTTATACGAATGTGTCTAGCGCTTATCCGACAGGTAGTATTGACGCCAATACAATACAATACAGTATTGTAATTACTGATCAGGAGGGAACCGGTAGCTCGATTAATGTAGGTAGCGTTATTAATCTTGAGTTTCCTGCGTTGGTTGGATATAGTACTCAGGGTGGGACAGACAATGATCCTACTACATTAACTGATGCACAAATGAGTACAGCTATTAATGCTATTCGTTCAGGGTCGGCTTCTAATCGTCGTCAGTATGAGATTATCAATACCTCAGGTACGGGTGATCCTAACTTCGGAACTGGCATTTCTCTTACACCTAGTGGTACTCAGTTTACCTACATCGCTTTTCCTGCTACGTATAGTGAGATTGACACATTCCAAAAGCCTAATACTCCTGATGAATATGGGTCATTTGGTTCTGATCCACGCTCTACTACCGTAGACTTCACTTCGCACTATGGGATTGATAACACTAACTACGAAGTCTATGTTTCAAACAGTGCGGGCGCCTTTAACGGTACATACACCATTAACTAATACTTGAGCTATGCCAATTGGATTTTCAGACTTACTAAAAACAACCGCGCAGTTAGACAATAATCTAACAAAAGGTATTGTTAATACAGACGAAACGTACGGCGGTATCCGTAGTAAAATTGATGACTGGACGGATTTACACCTTAGCACTTTCAATAGTGGATCAGGTTATACCTACCAAGATGATGGCACTCCGTCAGCCCCTGGGCACTTCAAGGCTTACTCCACGATGTTTTACGTGGCAGATGGACGAAGCTTAGTCGAGGACTCTACTGCAAGCGCGGACTTTATTAGACTAGACGCTTCGGGGAACTACGTAGCAAGTGGGGGCACTAAGTATGTGGTAGACTCGGGGGATGCTTCACCTGGTTATTATGTGCTTAAAGATGCTACTCAGGTTGGAGGTACAGGGACTGGTAAAGATAAACTACCTAAGTTTAGTATTACCGGCGCTCAAGGAAGTGATACTTCTACAGCTCTTCCGGCTGGTTATGAAAGCTTTACATCTGCCAATAACTCGTCGCCTGCTATAGAGGTAACAGATACTAATGATGACACCAATTTCAACTTAGTATTTTCTACAGCAGGCACAGATCAATCGCTTTTCGTAGATGCCACTACGGGTGTCTTGCAGTACAATCCAAGTAGCGGTACTCTTAATGTTGGAACTTCAATTCAGTCCCTGTCACTCAGTACAGGAACTTTTGGTGCTACTGGGGATATAGTTTCAGACCTTATCCCAGGTAATGCTAATGGTGCGTACGCAGAAAGAGATCTTGGTTCTTCTAGCCTTCCTTGGCACGAGCTATATGTTAAAGATGCTATCTACTTCGAGGGTACTGCAAATGAACATGAAACACAGATTGTAGCTACAGAGCCGACTGCAGATAATGTTATTACACTACCGAATGCTACGGGTACTCTTGCCTTTGAAAATGCGGATACTAGTGGTACTGCTGGTGCGCTGGCAACAGCAGGTACGATTACGTTTACAGGAGATGTAGTCGGAGGCAGTACTCCAACATATACGAGTGGTGGTGACCTAAGTATTGCGATGACTATCCAGCCCGATTCTGTGGGTTTGGGAGATTTGGTAGACATTACAGATGAGCGCTTGCTTGGTAGAGTTAGTGCCGTGGATGGCTCAGTTGCACAGTTGACTAAGGCGGAAGTGCTGACTATGCTCGACGTAGAAGACGGAGCGCAGGTCAACGTAGGCACAAACCTTGCGATTGGTACTAACGATGGTACTACTCAGCAGGTTACTTCAAGCACCGGTAGCAACGTAAGCCTGCTTGTTGCATCAGCTTCGAAAGCGGGTATTGTGACCAATGCTGCTCAAACCTTTGCAGGTGAAAAGACCTTTAGTAACAATGTTATTATTGGAGGTAACTTGACAGTTGCAGGGGATGTGATTCAGCAAGACAGTACTACTGTTGTTTTCAACGATACGTTCTTAGACCTTAACGTTGCTAACTCTGCATCCACGTACGCCACAAATTCAGGTTTCCGGTTTGCCCGTAAGACCGATGCTGCCAATAGTCTGGAAGAGAATGCCGCGCTTACATATGATGCAAGTGCAGACCAGTTTAAGTTTACTCGTCATACAGATAGCGCTACTGGTGCTGTGGGTAGTGCAGATAACGTGGCGTCATTGAAGTTCACTAAATCTGATGCTGTTTCGCAAACAAATCAGGCGGATGGTTTAACAACTATGCCAGACGACGACTTTGCCAACGTAGCATCAGTACGTTCACTAGGCGCTGTGGCAAAGTGTTCGATTACAATTACAAACCAAACTGATAACTCCGGTAGCAACTTTGCTCCAGATATTCAAGGCACCAACGGGTATGTTATCAAGCATAACCTGAATACTACATCCGTTTACGTTGTTGCTATTAAAGATCCAAGTGGTACTGCAACTCCGGTTTTCTGTAAGTACTCGCCTATTGATGCAAACATTGTACGTGTGACAGTTGGAGTAACAACAGACAATGAAGTTTATGACATCATCGTAATCGGATAAAGCATATATTTGTACCAGTACCAACAACTTATAGCATGTTACTAAAAGACTGTATCAACGTCTACCAGGCGTTTCAAAAACTTAGCGACAACACCCTTCCACTGAAGACTAGTTGGATGTTAGCGCAAAACATTAACAAGCTCCAGCCGCTTGTAGAGTCGTTCGAGGATTCTCGGCAAAAGTACGTTGCATCGTTGCGTGAAAAAGCAACAACAGATGCAGACGGACAACCAGAAGTCAGTGACGACCTGGCAAATGAGTTTCGCGAGAATGTCGAAGCTCTATTGAATGAGGATCAAAAGGTCCGGCTCAAAAAGGTCACGCTCATTGACGATGGTGAATTGTCGATTGAGCCGAATGTCCTGCTTGCTGCCATGGACTACTTAATCCTCAAGGAAGATGGCAATAAAGCTAGCTGATGTAATTGAACGTTCACACGTCTCTTTTCCCGTAATAGAAGCTCACGATAAAACTATTGTGGGCTTCTATAACGGAGCATCTAGTAGTGCTCA